CAGGGCCGCGACCGCGCGCGCCATGATGTCGCCCGAGGCGTTCGCGATGGTGTCCGCGTTCTCGAGGCAGCCCATCCACAGCGACTTGCCCCAGAGGTAGGACGAGGCGAACGTGGTGGCGTCGGCCGAGGATTGACGACGAGCGCCGCCGATGAGCAGTTTGAGGCCGAGCTCACCCGCGACCAGCTCCTTGAGGTACGCGTCGGTAGCGACCTGACGAACCGCGGCAGCCGCGCCGCTGGTGACGATGCGCACGCCCGAGGCAGCCATCGAACGCTGGAAGGCGTCAGCGACCTCACGGCCCATGATGAGCGTGTCGGGGTCGCGGCCATAAGCCGTGGCGCGCACGATGCTCTTGAGGATGGCGAGGTCCTGCATCGGGGTCGCCGTGACGATGGTGTCCCACTGCGAGCCAGCGCCGGGCACCGCGGCCAACGCCGCATCGGGCCAGTTCGCCGTCGAGAAGAACAGCGACGAGGTCCGCGCCTCCATGTCGAGGGCAAGCTTGCGGCCGATGGCGCCAGCCTCGCGCTCGGTGAGCGGCGTGGGGAACTGCGAGCGCTCGGAGAGCTTCTGCGGGACAACGTCGCTCGCGAGCTTGTATTCCTCGCAGGCATACGTGACCGTGGTGGGCGCGCCGAGCGCCCGGCGGGGATAGTCCGCGCCGAGAGCCGTCGCGACGACCTGCGGGCTGCCCATGTAGCCCGAGGAGTTCTCGACGAAGATGGTGCCCTTGCTGGCCGTGGGGACGACCGGCTGGATGGGCAGGAAGGGGAAGACCAGCCCCTGCAGGGACTGCGCGGCGCCGATGGCAGCGCCCGACAGGATCGGGCTAACCGGGGCGAGCTGAGACTGATTGGCTGCGCTCATGACTGCTTACCTCAGGGGTAGATGGAGTGCTGGAGGTTGATTTCGCAGACGACACCGTCCGCGGTCGCGCCGGTGCTGGTCGCGCCGCTGAGGATGACGCCGAGGATGCGGTCGCCCGAGGCAGCCGCAACGAGCTTGCCCGCCGCGTCGGCCGTGACGAACTGCCCAGGGTTGATGACGCCGCTCGCGATGGCGAACGGGCAGTTGCCCAGGACCTGCACGTCGATGATGTCACCCGCGACGCCGCTCGTGAGAGCGATGCCGACGAGGTACACACCGCCGCTGGTGGCCACAGCCGCAGCCGCGATGCCACCGCTGAGGCCATCGGCCTTGACGACCTGACCGCGCGTCACGGTGCCCGTGAGGCGGTACGACTTGATGCTCCCGAGACCATTCACGCTGGCCATGTCACACTCCTCGACCCGCGCGGACTCGCGCGAGCATGTCATTCGCGCGCCGGACCTCGGCAACGCGGGGGTCTTCATTCACAGCATCAGCGGCCGCGCCGCCGTGCCCAACCGGGGCCGCGACCGCGACGATGGGCGACAGGTCAGCGAGCATGCCCGCGACCTCGTCGATGCCCATGCGCATCGCCCGCTCCACCCACTCACCGCGCTTGGCCTGCGGGATGCGCCCGCCGACCACGTGCGTCTCGACCATCGCCACCGCATCGCGCCGCAGGAGCTCGTCCTGCGCCTTGTGGGCAGCGTCTTGAATGGCCTGCAGCTGCTCACGCGCAGCCTGCAGCTCAGCCTGCAGACGCTCGACCTCGCCGAGCGCCGCGTTGTCGACGGCCTGCGCCGTCGTGTTCACATCGCCCATCGGGGCCTCCATGTCGCCGTCTGAGGTAGACGCGGAGGCCGTGACGGGCCGGACACGCCGCGCATAATCGAGAGGCATCGAGCCCCCAAGGAACATCCAATCGTCTGCATTGGTCGCGATGCGGTCAGCCAGACCACGCGCCACAGCCTCGTCGGCCGCGTAGACCGAGCCATCACCGAGGGACTCGACAGCCACGCCACGGTCGGCCGCAATCTCGCCGAGCATGACGCTCGCGAGCTGGTCGACCCGACGCTGAAGGGCTGCGATGTAGTCGCTGTCGTTCGTCGATGCACGCTTGCGCGGGGTCTGCGAACTGACGACCTCGACCGTGCTGCCTTCCTCGCCATCGCGAGCGAGAGTCACGACCACGCCCACCGAGCCCGCCTGCGCCAGAGGCGAGAGGACGACCTCGTCAGCCGCAGCAGCGAGCCAGAGTGCAGCGCTGGCAGCCATGCCCGAGACGTAAGCGAGGACGTAGATGCCCTGCTCCTGCGCACGAGCGATAGCGCGCCTGGTCTCGCGCACGCCCGCCACGTAGCCGCCGGGGCTGTCGACGTGCATCACCATGACCTTCTCGCCCTGCAGCTGCGCGCGCTTCAAATCGAGGCGCATCGAGTAGTAGTCGATGGGGTAGAGCGGGCCGTCGACGTGCATGGTGCCGAGCGCGCCTTCGATGTACCGCTTGCCCTTGGCCTGCGCCATCGACGCCAGGTGCGAGGGCTCGACCGCGAGCGCAGAGACGCCGGGGCTAGGTACGCTGCCTTCCTCCTGCGCACGTCGCACGAGGTACAGCTGCTGCATCTCCTCGACCCACTCCGACCCAGCGTCGCCGCCCCAGAGGAGCCACGCGACGTAGCCGGGGGACTCTTGGCCCTCGACGTCGTCGACGCCTTCCTCCCAATCGGCCTCGTGACGAGCGAACCACGCAGGCGCCTCGCTGGTCACCCACTGCTCAGACTGCGGCTCACCGTTGGCGATGCTGTTGGCGCGCCGGATGGTCTCGGGCTTGATGCCGTCGCCAGAGCGCCCAGCCTCGTGCAGAGCCACGCCCTTGAGCGCATCGCGCTGCACAGCCTCAGGGGGCGTCAGTTCCTCAGTCGACAGCAACGGCATCAGATGCCCCCGGGGAGTGTGGAAGGTGTAGTCGTCGGCCGCACGGTGCGCCCAAGACGCTCACGCTCAGACCGGACCTCAGCCGCCCGCGTCGGTGCAGGCAGCTCAAGCGCGGACCGGATAGCCCGCTCGTCTTCGGCCGTGGGAGTCAGGACGCCAGCGGAGAGGAGCGACACGACGTCGCCGACCTTCTCCACCCAGAGCGAGGACCTGATGCCCGAGTACGTGAGGCGCGGCAGCTGGTCGAGCGGCATCGGGCCGATGTTCGCATTGACGATGGCGCGCACGTAGGAGCTAAGCCCCTCGGCCAGCCATTGGCACAAGTCGCCCGCCATCTGCGCCGCGAGCTCCGCGTGGACCTGCGCCGTGGCGTAGGCACCCGAGGAACCAGAGCCACCCATCGCCAAGAACTGCACATAGAACGCCTGCAGGATCTCGCGCTCAATGTCGCTGACCACCGAGTTGATGGGGTACGCGCCACCGCTCGCCGACGTCGATTCAAAGGAGAGCGACGCCCACGAGGGCAGGACGAGCGCAGATTCCTCATGCGAGGTGTACCGACGAAGGACGCGGAGCAGCTCGTCGCGCGCGGCCTCGTACTCTTGCTGAGACGGAGCCGTACCACGTTGACGCGCCAAGGCGTCCTCGTCGATGGTGACGGTAGGAACCGGCACCGCGTAGCGCTGGACCAAGACGTTGCGCAGGTTGGTCGCGCGCCGGTAGTCGCTCGCGAGGGGCTCGACCTGACGCAGCAGGCCCACGCCCTCGACGCCCTCAGACAGCGACGGCCAGACGAGATGCACAAGCCGCTCGTAGGGGATGCGGACCGAGCCGACCGAGCTGAGGCCGTAGGGCTCGCGCTGCCACTGGTCGACAGCGACGATGCGCCGCCCCTCGTAGACCCACTGACGCACGCTCGATTGATCGCGCGGCTCGAGGTCGATGTAGGTCGTGCCCTCGTAGGGGTAGGCCACCATCTCAGCGAGGGCGAAGCCGTAGAGCGCGCCGGTCAGGAGCTGACGCATGCGCGTCTCCCACGACGGCAGGCTCAGGACTCGCCCATCCCACTCGATGACCGGGGAGGCGTACCCGCCGAGACCGAGCGTGCGCCGCACGACCTCAGCCGCAGCCTCGGACGCGGGCGAGTCGGGCGCCGCTGCGACATCCCACGTGGCCTGCGTCGACAGCCCGAGCAGCGCTTGAGCGCCGACTGCGCAGGGAGCGCAGCGCATCGCCACACGGTACGCAGCAATGCGCGGGGCCAGCTGGACGAGGCGTAGGTTGGTCTCGCCGTCATTGACCGGCAACGACTGCACGCCCACGCCCTTGCCGTCGACGGCCTCGGGAGCGGTGTACTTGTTGACCTGTACGGAGAGTGCCATGAGCGGCACCCTAGCACAGCGCGTTACAAAACGCACGCCCCCGCCAAGACACGCACGGTCAGTGCTAAAGGCGCCCAGCGGGACCGTCTACCGATGGTCGGGCCGGGACTCCGCGAGCCTTGGCTTGGCGGGGGATGCTCAGAATGGCCGGGGGCGAGGCCTAGACTCAGCACATGCGCCGCGAGACCATCCCACGACACACGCTTGACTCGCGGGTTAGGGCCGCCCCCGAGGTCAGGCTACCACGTTGCCCGAGCGCGTCAAGCTCAGCGCACGTCCATCGGGTCGAGCTCGACACGTCGACGCTCAGGAGCTGCAGGCGCAGCCTCCCGCCGCGTCGGGTCTGGAAGATACCACAGCACTTCGCGCACGGCGTACCGCAGCGTGTCGGCGTGGTGGTCATGCGTCCCGTCCTTGGCAGGTCGACCAGGTGCGCGGTCGTCCCAGCGATAGCCGGTCATGGCCTTGGCGAGTGTGCGTTTGCTGGCAGGCGCTCGGATGCCCGCGTCAAAAAGCGCACGGTCGACCGTCAGAGCGCCGCGCTCGAGGGCGAGGTTTACGCGAGTACATCCGCTGACGATGTCCCGCCGCTCGGGGTCGCGCTCGATGCGGGGCATGATGCCCAGCCCACGAGGAGGCGACAGCGCCACAAGGTCGAGGTCTGCGACGCCGGTCTGCGCCGAGCGCGCGCCGCCTGCAGGGTCGGCCACGACGGCATCGAGCGGGATGCGCTGGCTGCCCTGCTGCCACAGTCGCCGAGGCGTGCACTCGATGGAGAGGCGCGCGAGGAAGTCGGGCAACGTCTCGTCGTCAGGCGCCCACTCTCGGGTCACATGCCACCGACCGCGCGTGAGCTCGACGAGCAGGAGCGCGCACGGATGACGCAGGCCGAAGTCCATCGCAAGCATGGTCCGCATGTGCGTGTAGTCGACGGCCTCGACCGTGACGCAGCGTTCAGGCGCCCACGCATGGAACACCGACCCAACCGGGGGCAACGGTCTGTTCTCGACCAGCGCCGCGAAGTCACGGTCTGACAGGGTCTCACGCATGCGCTCAAGCCATCCGGCCCCGAGGTGCTGCGCGTTCTCCGACGACTGCGGCAGGTACGCCTCGCCGCCTATCTCTCGCGTCCTCTCGACCCACCACGCAGGCTCAACCGGGATGCCACAGGTGGCGACGACGGGTCGTTGCATCTGGCCGCGCTGGTCGGCAACAGGTACACGAGCACGCGACCGAGCCACGTCGAGCACGTCGGGCCGCAGCACCTGGCACTCGTCCACGAGGACGGCGTGCGCGTTCAGACCCTCGATAGGTGACGAGCCGGGGCCAGAGTTCG